GCCTACATCAGTTTGCGCTGGAGAACCGGCACTCTGAATTTCAAATACAGCATTAGGGTCATCTTCTACGAATGCTACAATATCAGTCGATACAGTTCCATCAGGGAAGTGAGAACTAAACACAACGTCTCCGCTGCTATTAGTAAACTGACATCCTCTGAATATGCCTACTGATTCATCACCAGCTGCTGATACTAAAATTGTACCAGTATTAAGCATTTTAACTAAATCGCCTGAAAAAATATTCCCTGAAGCGCCTGTAGCAATTTTATATTCCGTCATACCGCCATTAGCGACACCAGAACCTAATTTACCTACTACTCTTGCTCCAAAAGGGGCATCTTTGTTAGACATAATAAGTCACCTATATTATTTAAAATTAAAAAAAATGATGATCAACTACGTTGACCACCGCCAAAAGTTACTTTGCTCGTTCTCTCTGGATTTAAAATCGGAGAGTTTGGATCTGATTCCTTTAATAAATCGTTGTCTACAGCATCTTGCTGAGTATGCGCACGATTTGCGAAGTAGGAGTTTCTTTCTTCGCGGGTTTCGTTAGGAATCTTGGCCAATAGCAAACCTCCAACTGAAACTACCCCTGCATGTTTACCGTCATCTAAGGTAGGAAGCTCGAATCCATCTAACTCTTCAGCTCTAACAAGGTCGAAACCTTCTCTAAGCCTTGATGTTACATTTTTCCTATCTTCGCTGCCTGCGAGTTCAGCTCTAATCCACCTGTAGGTATAACCTTCAGGTGCAGGTGGTGTCTCCAACATTGATGGTGGACTCCAAGGTTTGCGAGCAACTTTTGCAGCTCGAGTGTCGGCAGAACGCGAGGTCCTGTTTGAATCTTTTATTTCTTTTTTATCTTCTGTCATAGTTTTACCTTTTAACGTATTTTGCGTACTCACCTAGAGGTACGTTTAATCTTTTAGCCATTTGAACTTCAGAGGGAGACAATTTTACTTGCCTTTTATTTGAGCTAGAATTACCAGCTACTCTACCTGCCGAAGCCACTTTTTGTTGAGGCTTAGATTTAACAGAAGATTCATTAAACTTCTGTGGGAATTCATTACGAATTCTTTTATCAACTTCACTATAGTACTCTTCTGAACCTTCGTCAAATCCTTCGGCTATTAATTGATTGTTAATTGCCATAGCGCCCATAGTCATTACTTCGTCCTCACCAAACCATTTATTCTTTTCTACAAAATCTTTGTCTCTTCCAGCCAATTCCGGAGCAGCGTTTTGTTGTCTTTGATTTTGAAAAGCCTGGTTATTAGAATAATTTTGATAATTTGCTTCTTGTTCTTCTTGTATATTAGTTTGTCTTTGAAGTGCAAATTTTGAATCATTTACTTTGTTCTCTTCTATAGCTATTTTTGAAATAACTTCTTGAGCTTTTGCAACCTTTTCATAATCTGCAACTTCATGAGCATTTTTTAATGCTGCTAATGCTTGTGTTTTTTGAGATTTAAGTCTGCTTTCTGCTTCTTGTAAGTATGATTTATCTAAAGTAGAAGATCTAGTTTTTAAATGCTGGTTTTCTTCTCCAATTCTTTTTGCATACTCATACGCAGATTCTTGGCCTCTTTCAGCTTCTCTTAATTTACGAGTAAGATTACCAATTCTTTTCTTAACTTTTTCAGAATAATCTTCTAACTCTTCAGCAGATTTTTCTTCTGGTTCGCCAGAAACATCTACAATAACTTTATCAGACTCTTCTGTTAAAGCTAGGTCTGCTATTTTTCCACTAGGTTTTTCTTCAGGTATTTCTACCTCAACAATTTCACCTTCTACAATTACTTCTTCTTCTTGTGCTATTTCTTCGTTCATATTTACTCCTTATACTGCAAGAATATCATCGGGATCTAATATAGTAGCTATTACCTCATCATCGTTAATGACTCTGCATTCAGATTCATCTCCAAGTTTAAAGCGAGCGCCAGCATATCTGCCAATTAATACCCATTGTTTTTCCTGACACCAAGCTTCAGTAAATTTACTAGAATCTTTATAGCAATCAGGACCCATTTTAACAACATACCCCACAACAGTAGCTAGAGACTCTCTATCGACTTGTGATTGTACTAGGTGTATTCCACCCTCCGTTACTGCCTTTCCTTTATATGGAAGGATAAGCATTCTCCAACCTGTCGGCTGGGGCATTCTTTCTAAAATTGATTTATCTAAAAGAGTTGGATCTAAAACTCTAGCTGTTTGTTCTACGTAAGGAATAAGTTCTTCTTTTTCTAAAACTTTTTCTTTTTGTACGGTTTCTTCTTTGGTATTATTTTGTTTTTTTACTGCTTGTGCAACGTAGTCAGGTATGTGTATCTTCGACATTATCTTGTATTTTTCCTAGCAGTTCTCTAAATGAATCTTCTGTGTCGACCAGAGAACTGTAACGTCCACACAAATATTGATATTGAGAAAAATCTTTAGTTCCAGCTAAGATTATATCTTTTACGCTTTCTTTTTGAGACTCAATTTCTTTTAAAAATTTTTGTCCTAGCCAAACTACTGACACTAATAAATACCAGAAAACTTGCCGCCGTATATAGCAGCGCCCATACCTCTAGCTTTACCTTTCCCCATTCCTGGTTTTGGTTTTGTATTGGCATCAAAAGTACCTGCATCTGTTTTAAGAGGTGCAGAACCTTTGTTACTGTAACTAGCTTTATTAACAGTTACCGTAGGAGTTTTTTGTTGTTTGATATTAGTTCTTTTTATCATGTTGTTAATTATCTTGGACAAATAAAATTTTTGCAAGTTTTTATTTTCCTTGTCCTCGGTATTTTTTTTTAGTTTTTCTTTTATTAGTACCTGATCCTCTGCTTAAAGGACTGTCGCCTATAGAAGTTTTTTTCTTTACACGTTCAATTTTTGATGCATTCCAAACGGTAGGCATTATTGTTTATTTTTTTGATCAAGTAATTTGAATCTTGCTTGCTGTTCTAATCTGGCTCTAGCGGTTCCATCTCTTAATTCTGCAATATCTTCTTGAGTATCAATTCTTTCTCTATCAACATTAATTCTTTGTTGAGCTTCTTGAACTTTTCTTTGTTCTTCCGCTAAAAATTGTTGTTGCTCTATAGAAAGCTCTTGACCTTTCAAGGCAAGTTCTTGTTTTCTGATTGCTACTAATGGATCCTCATCTTGAGGTGAAGCAACTTTTTGATTGTATTCAGTTAACAACTCAGCAAGTATTGGAGATGAAAATTGTGCCAGTAGATCTCCTGACTGCAAAGATAAATTTTGTGCTTCTTCTGGAGAGGCTTGTTGTGCCTGTTCTTGCAGTTGTTGAAATTGTTGCATAATTTCTGGTGGCATTTGTTGTTGACCAAGACTGTCAGCTTTCATTTGTAAATGCTGCATTATATGAGAATGTATTAAAGCTTGAACTTGAGCGTTCATTTGTACCGGAGGTGTGTTTAACAAAGACATGTGAATTGAAATATGAGCATCATGATTTTGTTGTGGGAACGCTTGAGCTTGTTGCCCTAATAACAATTGGTTATTTTCAAATCCAGCTTCTATTGGAAGCGGATCTGTAGGAGGTGGAGGTGTTAATATTTGTTCTATATTATCTACGCCTATTGCAGCATACATTCTTTTGTAAGCTTCATAAGTACCGTTAGGCCCATGAACTTCAGGATTTGATTGTACTAACTGCATCATTTCTTGAGCCATAGCAATTCTTTGTGATTGACTAAATATGTCAGGATTTGATATTGGAAAAATATCTACCTTTTCATCAAAATCAGAAAGCTTAATGGTTGTTTCGTTATTTGCTACAGCGTATGGATATTCTGGCGGTAAATATTCTTTAAATACTTTTGCTAAAATTTTAAATTCTTTCTTTTGTGAATTGTGTAAGCGTTTATGAATAGCTGACAATACTTTTGTAGATCTTTCTAACAGCGCAAGCGTTGTTCCTACGGGAGCATTAGGATTGCCTTGACCTGTATTTATTTCAGCAATAGAAGCAAACTTTTGTCCTGATGTTACTAATATGTTTAACAACTGAAGCAGAGTTCCACTAGGTTCTTTAAAAGGTAACGGTTGTATTGCATCTCTTAAAGATCCGCCAGGAGCATCTACGTCTCTAAACTCACCTGGCTGTATTGGAGTGTCTTCATCTCTAATTCTAATTCCTCTCGTTTTAAAACCAGCAGGTAAATTAGCTAAAGTTCCAGCATCAATTAACTGCCTCATGATTGAAGTTGATGCCTTTGATAACCCACCAATCATGTGCGTTAATCCAAATCCATAAAAACCTAAACCTGGAAGAAACTTAAAGTGAACAAAGTATTCTATTTTATTTTTAAGACTGTCTTCTTCTTTGTAGTTTCTTCTAACAGACAATACATCACTTGAGTTAGCATCTATGGTTACAATATAAGGCAGTTTAATTCCAGTTAACTCACCTTCTTCATCTACGTCTTCAAAGCCTTCTAGTTCTAAATTGCAATGAACTTCGTAAAGAACGGACACTTCTCCATCATCATAAGATGGCTCCATGCCAGAAAGCTTATCTATTTCCTCTTTAACGCCAGAATAATTTTCTGCGTTATTTCCGCTTTCTAAATCTATCTTTTTATAAAACCCTATTGCTTGTAGCTTTTTAACTTCGTTTTCTGCAATTTTAATAACATTAGTTATTCTGGAACAGCTTTCTAAATCGGTTGTGTAGTAAGGAACAATTAGATCTTCTGGAGCAATAAATTTAGAAACAGCCCTGCCCAAGCTTTCATCATAATAAACTTTTTTAAATGCAGATCCAGCTAAAGGCAGATAAAACAATAACTGATCTAACTCTTCATCAAACTCTTCCATTACATGAGTAATTTGATAGTTCATAAATTCTTTAACTCTTTGAGCTTGTTCTTCTACCAGAGAACTATAAGATCCTATTACTTGTGTTTTAACTGGGCCACCTGACGGCAACAGTTCTTTATAAGCTTGCGCTTGGAAAGTTGTTACGGCTTCTCCTAATAAAGGATGAATAACACCTGAAGCGCCTTCAAATGGTTCAGATCTTTCTGAATCAAATTTCATCCCAAGATACTTCAAGCCGTCTTTGTAAGTTTTTTCCCAATCTTCTCTTGAGGATTTGTCTTTTTGAATACCAGACATTAATTCATTAGAAATAACATTTAGTTGTTGATCGTCTAAAACTTCAGCTAAATTTTCATCAAACCCTGTTTCTATTTCTTCAGACATAGACTCGCCTAAAATAGCGCTTCCATCTTCTTGCATTTCAAAACCTTCAGTACCTCTTTCCCTTATTGCCTCTATAGCAATACGCATATCTTCTTGGCCAAGAGGCACTTGATTTGATTCGTTTAAAACCGTTGGATTGATATCTTTTTCTATTGCCATAATCCTAGTAGTATATTCTTTTTACTGGTGCTTTTTCTCTGTCTGAGTAATCGTCATCAAGAGAAACTAAACCGCCCTCTCTAAATCTCATTAAAGCTTGAGTCATAGTATCACATAGGTCATCATTTTTTCCAAAAGGAAATGATGCACATTCTTCTATCATTTCTTCTGCAAATTTCTTTTGAGGTGCGTACACCAATCCAGACTCAAAAATAGGTGCAACTGAATGCATCCTAGTAGATTTGTCATGCCCTCTGGTTGGAGAGTAATTAACTACAGGTATACCCAATCTTCTAAGCTCATGAGTTAAAGGAGTTCCTGAAGCTTTGGCTTCAATTAACACCATATCAGGTTCCCAGTATTGATATTCTTCGTAGGCTACTCTTTTTAATTCTGGAAAATCCCAACGATCTTTTTGCGCATCTAATAAAATTACACAATCAGGAGAATCAGAGGTAGGTTTAAATACACCCCACGTTGATATAGCAGAATAGTCTGCGTTTTCTTTCTTACTAAAAGCCGTATCGTAACTCTGTATGATGTAACTTACTGGAGGCAAGGTTTCGTTTTCCCAAGTATTCCACCATTCTCTTTTAACAATTGAACCTTCTTCAGAGGTGGGATTTTGCATCCATTGTGCATTCCATTTTTGTACTGGTAAAGACGCTCTAACTTTTTCCAATTCTTCCATAGACCAAAACTCCGGCCACAAAGGATTGTTGGTTTCAGGAAAGATTGCTGGAAACTCTACAATTTCCCATTGGTCAGCAGAAGATTCTTTCTGAGACTCTAATAACTTTGCGGTTAGATCTATTGAACTCCAACGAGTCATTACAAGTATGATGGCTCCACCTGGTTGCAAACGCTGCCTAGGTCCAGAAGTATACCATTCCCAACACGCTTCCATAGCAGTAGGGCTTAATGCGTCTTGCTCTGAATGTGGATCATCAATAATTAATAGATCTGCACCACGACCTGTAATAGCTCCTCCTACACCTGCGGCAAAGTACTCACCACCTTTGTCAGTTTCCCAACGACCCGCAGATTTAGAGTCAGCTCTTAATTCTACTTTAGGAAAAATCTTTTTATATTCATCAGCATCCATCATGTTACGAACTTTACGACCAAACCTTACGGCCAACTCACCCGTATGCGTTGTTTGCATAATCTTTCTTTTAGGTTGTTTGCCCATAATCCAAGCAGGAAAATATGTAGAACAGAACTCAGATTTTGTATGACGAGGAGGCATGTTAATAATAAGCCTGTTGCATTTACCATTAGCAACGTCCTCTAACTTTTCTGCAAATACTTTATGATGACGGCCACAAATAAATTCAGGCCACATGTGATTAATGAACTCTAAGAATGTTTCTTGGCAACCATTTTGTTTCTTTAACAACTCTAAGCGTTCTTGCAAAACTAAGGTTTCTTTAATCTCCTGATCAGAGAGGTGAGCTAGGTTCATAAAGCAGCTAACATATTTTCTATACTGACAGGACCACCATCCTTAAAGGCATCAATTCCTTTTTCTTTAACTAAAGCTCTTATTTTATCGTTAATTTTGACGTAGGTTCCTTCATAAGTAAAATGATCCTGACCAAGTTCTTCTTGGTCAATAATATTTTGAGGTGTTTTATTTGTCTTTACATAATCTTTAGGATTTTCTCCAAGCTCTTTAATAATTTTGTTTATTTCGTTTTCAGCTTCCTTGTAAGTGGTTCTTAATATATCAGCATCTTCTCCACCTTCAGATATTAATCTTTTTGAACCTGAGTCAAGGTACATGCCATCTTTGCCAGATGAAACTGCTTTTAAAAAATTAAATCTTATTGGAAGTTTTGTAGCTTCAGTCCTAGTTCCTTTTGCGTAAGGATCTATTGAATAACCTTTAAATTTACTTGCATCAATCTTGGTAGCTTTTTTAAGTATACTAAGACCGTTATTAAGATCAAAAGTTTTGTCGCTGGAGAGAACCATTTCGTTAAAGTATTTTAAAGCCCTTTCGCCAGGAGTTCCTGGTCCGTACGTTTGTGTAATTGGACCAGAATCACCACCTCTTAAATACTCAAAATCATAAAATATTTCGTCTAAAGTTTTGTCAAGAGATTCAATAAACGGTTTGCCCGTAACTCCCTCTAGATCTGTTTTGCTCAGAGTATAGCCATCAAATTGATCCATAACTTTCAAAGAAGGCGAAAGTTTAATTAGTTGTTCGTCAATTGCATCTAGTTCGTCAACTACCTTTAAATAAGAAGGTGAGTCAGGTGTTAGTCCAGATGCTTTTAATTCATTTTGTATTTTAAATTTATCTTGAGCTAACTTATTAATTTTAGGTACGTTCTGGTTGTATTCAGTTAAACTTTTCTTTACGGCGGCAACAGCCTTTGGATCAACGTAAGGTGTTACTGGGAATAGTAAACGAGCTTCCTCAATTGCAGGTATTAAACTTTCAAAATCATCAGCTTTGTACGCTCTTTTATTTTTTAATAATGATGCTGCAACTATTGAAGCATCCTCACCTGTTGCTCTTTCAATTTTTTTATAAATTTGAGAATTTTTATTTTCTAATGCTTCAAAATATTTTTGTTTTAATTCTTTGCCTGTTTTTAATCCTGGATTTTGCCTAACAATATCCAACATATAGCTGGCTTGGAATTTTTCATTAGGTAAATTTTGGTATGCCATTTTGTTTCTAATATGATCTAGATTGTCTGCTACATTCTTCTGTTGTAGTCTGCCTAACTCTTCTGCGTAGTCTGATTGAATTCTTGATACATTTAAAAGATTGTCGCCACCAATAAATTCTCTTATGGGCCTTAATTCTTCTAGAGATGGAAGTGTGTAATCTGCAACACTATCAAATACAAAATTATTTTTGTGATCAATATCGCCAGAATAATGAGCAAAATTTTCTTTTCTATCTAAATCTCTAACGTGATAGGTAGCTTCTGTTACATCATCCGCATTTACAGCTCTTGAATTAGTCTGTGTAATTTTGTCAACAGCAATCCTATTATTTTTGTTTAAAGCTCTTCTGCCTAAAGCACCCCCTTGATTGGATTTAATATAGTTGGCTAATCTTTGTCGAGTAATTTTGCCTTGAGGGTTTCTTATTTCTAACTCACTCATTAACTTAGGATGTATTTCTCCAGCTTCATTAATTAAGTTTAATAACCTTAACTCACCTTTTGGCACTCCACTTTTTTCTAGTGCGTTAATGTAAGATATGGCTTTGCCTTCATTTAATAATTTTTTATTTGTGTTAATAAATTTAGCAGCTTTTGAAGTTAATCCGCCTTTAACCCTTTGATCCATCAATCCTTTAAATAAAATGGTGGTGCCTGGGTACATCTGATCATCTAATGACAACGGTTTAAACTCTTCAACTTTAGGTACAGGAACATCTTTAATTGTCTCTTCTAAAGTCTTTCCAGGCGTTAAATCTTCTAATAATTTAATTTCTGTTTTAGGAATTGCCTTTACAGCTTTAGCTCCTCTAAAGAGCCTAAATAAAGGAATTAAACTGGCACCCGCAAGGGCTGATAAACCGAAGTACCCCGCTGCTCCAAGAAACTTTTTCTCCTCCAATCTTTTAGCACCTCTGGCTCCGAACTCTCCGATTTCATAAACCGCAAGCGCATCTCCTATTCCAGGAGTAATACTAATCGCTAATTGATCTACAATCGGCAGTTCTTCAAACTCACGATAAGCTTCACGAATGTTGCCTCCGGAAGCTGCTGCTTTTAGTTTTTCAAGTACCTCTTTTCTATTCGCCATCAAATAAATCCGGTTGAAATCCTTCTAATTCTTTTTTTATTTCTTTTTCTTCTTTTACCAGTTTACTGTATTTATTTTGTGATTTATTAACTAATTTTTGACCTTGCGGTTCGCCTACGTTTACTTCCGCTTGTCCTCTTTTAAAATCTGTAGCTGCTTGTCTTTTTTGTTTGTTAATTAATTTTAATTTTTCTATAAGTTTTCTTGCTTTGTTTGCAGATAAAAATAATTTTCCTCCTGGACCAGTACCAATTGAAGCGTAGTCTACTGGATTAAAAGGATCAAATAAAATGTCGGTAAAGTCTTTTACCGTAAGTTTATTGTTATCATCATCAGATTTAAGAGGCATCATTTCTGATGTATCTTTACTAGGGTAGTACGGTAAATTAATACGCTCAAGCGGATCTTCAAAAGTATTGTAAGTACCAAGAGGAGGAAAAGAAAATTCGTCTAGTACAGAGGGCGTTCCGTTAACTGAGGTTCCGTTAGAGTTTTTTTTTCTAAATCAGCAAGCATGTCATCAAGGGAGTTCCTGTCCATATTGGACATGGTACGTCCTTGTTCTCCCATCATTCCTCCCATTGCAGGAAAGTTGTCTCTTGAACCCATAGAATCTACTAAATTTCTAAGATAAATAGCCTCTTCAGATTCTGGTGGTAACGCTTTTAAACGTTCTAATAATTCTTCTGGACTAAGTAAATCACGATTTCCCATTCCTCCTCTTTGCTGAGCAATTGATCTGTCTTGATTAGAAATAGTTCGCCCCTGTTCCCCCAACATCTCCTGCATTTGTAGTAAATTATTTGCATTTACTTCTCTGCCGTCTTCGTATCCTACTCGCATGTCCATAAATTGCCCGTTACCTTGATTGGCTCCATAGGCTTCTCTTTCTCTTTCTGTTAGTCTAGGCATAGCTCTAGGCATAGCTCTAGCTTGATTTATTGGCATAGGTTGACTTCCTGAAGTCATAGGTGGCATATATCCCGCTGCTTCAATTCTTCTTCTTATTTCTGCTTCGCTAGGAATAGTGCTTGGATTAGGAAAATTAAATGGTTGGTTTGCAAAAGCATTTTCTAATTTGTTTTTTACGCCTGTTAGTCCTTTAGGTTGTTCCGCACCAAAAAACCTCGTTGAACCTTGGCGCCCAAATTTAAACCTCGGCGCCCTAGAAAGAGGTTGGGTTCTACCTTGGAAAAAATCGTAGCCCAAATTTCTCAAGTTTGCTTCACGACTATCACGAATGTCGAGGTTAGGATTTGATCCAAACATAGGAATCCTTGGCGGCATTCTAGTACTGCCTACTGTTGCCGGATTTTGTTGCATCAGGTTGCGTTGATTGCCAACTCGTTTTGCTAAACTTTTAAAGAATCCCATTTTTAGATATTATATTATATTATTTAAATTGTAAAACCAAGTGCGCCGTCACCCATTCCAAACATTTCTTCAGCCATTTCTAATTCTTCAAGAGTCATACCAATTGATTTTAAAAATTCTTCTATCTGTAGTTCATCTGCACCTTCAGACATCATTTGCTCTACAATTTTCATAATTTGTATGAGGGCTTGTTTAGCTTCGTTTTTCTCTTCTTCGCTTAAACTATTAATTTGTGTTTGCAATTGTTCAGGTAAAACGGGAGCCGCTGGAGGCCCTTGCATCATTTGTTGGTCTGGTGTCATTACGGGTGCAATTTCCATCCCCATCATATCTTCTTCCATAATCATATCCTTTACCTATTTCTAGAATATTTCGATTGTAACACCAGATTATATGAAATGTAAAAAAAATGATTTTTGTTTGAGCGGTATCCTGTCGTAGTGTGTGTCCCTACTGCCTCCGTCCGTTTTAGCCTCCCCCCCCGTCACGCCGTTCCGATTCCCGATCCGAATTCCCCAATAAATAGAGTCCCATAAAAAAGGGGAGCTATTGCTCCCCTGATTCATCCTATGTTATTTAATTAATTGGTTCCAAGTCAGGTGCCAAAGTCAGTCCAATATGCTCGGCTCTTACAGGTGCCATTAAATCTTGCATCTCTGCGTTGATTCCACCTTGAGCGATAATATGCACTCCGTTGACAATTAAACTCTGACAGTTCGTTTCTATCGCCTTGCCAACCACTCTCTCGCCAGACTCGTTATATAACATTATTTCTATTTTCATTTTGTGACCTCCTAAAAGTCGTTTGTTAAATGAGTCATTATTGAACCATAGGTGGATACATACTGTCAACTCTTTTAGCAACTTTATTTCATCTATATATAGAGCGGTTCATTTGACCAGACGACCTGCTGGGAGCTGACATCCTTGTCATGTGTAAGAGCATCTGCTGGCTAAGCGCTAGGACCAAGATTGAAAACTTAACCCCGATCCCGACCGCCCATTAGGATTACCAGCAGATACAAAACTATTGCTAACTCAAGCATTTATACATGTCTTCCCAGTACTCATCTATGTATTCAAAGTCTGATATGATTCTGGTATACTTGTCGCTACCCCAGTATCCGCAGATCTCCTCCTGGTAAGTGTCAAGCCAGACGTTAGGACCGCCCCCAGCCAACATGACCTGGACACCCAGGTAAGTTCCATCCCCGTCTATTGTGTACCGAATGCTGTAGGCCTCATAGTTCGGTTCCCCTTCATCCTGGGGATAAAACCACATCTTACCGTTGGTAGCATCGTCTGCATAACTGTCAACCATCTCACGCAGTTGTCGGTAACATGTTGTATTTTTACTCATAGTGCTGACCCCCATTGATTAGCCATAGCATCGGCCAGGCCTTTGTGGAATTTAGATCTAATCTTCCAACGATCAGGACCAGGACTAGCATGATGTATGTCATGTCTGGCAGTCTCCTTTGTAAGGCTTCCAGTCTTAACCAGGCTTGGCAAGTTCTTTAACCAAAGGCAAGTTCTCTTGCTTACGTTGTCTTCTGATTCAACAGACTCAGCAAACTCATACGGTTGCACGCTCTGCGTAAACGGTTCAAAGTTTTGTATCCTGGCCTTGGCATGCTTGTGCATGATTGGGTTTTCAATAGCTATTCGGGGAACATCAGCGTTCCAGAGATCTGAGAATAGGGCCGCTCCTTCATCCAAGTCTTTCCACATCTCTTCTTTAGTTTTACCCTGGGGCGGTACATGCAACCATCTAACACCACTATTACATAACCTAGTGCAGGGTGGATGGGCTACCATCAACAGGTCCCAGGCTTCCATATCCAGGACGTTCCTAATGTCATCCTGTATATGACGGTTAGTTTGATCATCAGCTGGCAGTATGTCGCAGGACCAAGTATCGTGACCTTTATCTAGAAAAGCGTTTCTAACGGTTCCGCTAGTTTCGCATCCAATTAGTATCTTCATATCATCTCTCCTATAAAATTAATGAACCCTTATCGTAATGATGTGGATACAGTTTGTCAACTCTTATTTTAGATCTATTACCAGGCTTCAAATCCTGGTGCTGGCCCTCAACTTGTGTCTACCCTTGTGTTGTACCCCTGTATTTCAGCCCAGATTATGCCATTCCCGTCTCCCGATTTAGTGTCCCGACTGTCCAGACAAAAAAAACCCAGCTAAATGCTGGGCTTCTTTAGTTGATAGATCTATTAATCTTTCACAAACAAGTCCCCAGGGATCTGCTGCAAAAGTGTGTCTAAGTTTTTATGACATCTTTGAAATAGATCCTCTCTGTCGGTTGCTCTGGCTAACCCGATCATACCGAGCTGAAACTCAATTGCGTCCTTTAAAGGCTTCTTATCGTTATCCATTTGCGACCTCCTGACATCTTGGACATTCAACATCAGCTTCTGCTACTAACAGGTTGCTAAATATGAATTGTTTCGCCTCACTCATCTTGGCTGGCTTCTCTATATCAGATCCACACTCGCCACAAATATATCTACTCATTTCATTCTCCTAATAATTAATGAGTCTTTAATTTATATGAGTGGTTACTCCTTGTCAACTACTTTCTTAATCTTTTTCCCCTGCCTGATTTACCCCCTGCTGGCTTACCCAGGGATCTAAATCTCCTGGTTGTGTAATTGTGTTTCCTCCTTGTGTTGTTTACCCTGTATGGCAATTCCATTTCCCGATCCCGATTTCCCGACATAAAAAAGCCCGAACTAAGTCGGGCTAATTTATTAAAGTATGTAGTCAGGCTCTATAGTATTATCTCTCGCCGACCTGACTACACAAAACTAATTTAATTTCATAAGGCAACCTCCTCTTCTAAGCAATTTAGTATGTCATTAACAGTATCTGAATCAACTTGAGCAATTAGAATGGCATTACATAAATCATTCTTTAATGCATACTCATTTTCTAAGCAAAGACGTGTTTCTTTTTCATCTCCATACCTCCACTCATTTGACAGACTCCAATACTCTGAGCAGTAGGCTTTATTATAAGAAGCCATTTCTACTTTGATTTGATTATTAACAGCGTCTGCCTCATCACGAAGAGTCTGCTCTTTTTTTTCAAGTTTGGTTATTGTCGAAAAGATAGCTTTCTTTTTAAGTTCTTCGTTCTTTAAAATTAACCTCTCTTTCATTCTCTTTATAAACTTAGAAGCGATTGCCTCTCTTTCTTGTTTATTAGTTTTCATCTTATATACCTCCTAAAAGTATGTTGTTAAATGAAACATAAGTTTATCACATCTGGTTACAAAGTGTCACCTTTATTTTAATTGATTTAAGGATTGATTAACCCTGCCAGCCAGACCATTCCATCCAGATCCCCAGCCTAATTGTGTTATTATGTGTTATGCATATCGCTACTTCAAAGACCCCAGCCCGATTAATTTACCCCGACCCCGACCCGATTAATAAACACCCTAATTTCATGCCTGGAGATCCCAGCCTGGAGATCTAAAGCCTCTAAATGTGTTGTGTTATACCCACGACAGACCCCTCTCTAAGTCAATTTATCTAAGCCCGACCCCGACCCGATTTTTTATGTGCTTTTATTTGGGAGAGAGACAAAGAGAGAGGCCGTATGCTATTAACTTTCTAATTTCCCCTATGTGCGTAAATAGAACTATAAAAACTAATTACAATATGTAGTCTAAAACACTTGCACATCTTGGTTACATTTAGTAGTATTAAATAGTTAGGTATGCAATAAAAGTGGTAAGCATTTAAATTGATACCAGTACTCCGCCTTAGTCCCCAACGCTTCGGCAAGTCGGCAAAAGGTCATAAGGAGAAATGAACAAAGCCTAACACTTTATTAACCCAAAACTTATAGGAGAGAAAAAATGGGAACAAGAAGTAATATAGCGTATAAAAAAGCAACTGGGGAGATTGTCAGCATGTATTGTCATTATGACGGCTACCCTGAACATAACGGAGTAGTACTTAACAATCACTACAACACAAAATCTAAGGCAAGAGCTTTAGTAGATAACGGATACCAATCCGCTCTTAAAACAACCGTAGAAGAATCAAACGAAGGCAGAGTTCACGAAGAACCACCCATAACATACCGTTCTTTTCATTCATTCATAATAGATATAAATTTTGATATTGAATGGGTATACCTGTTCAAAGATGATTGCTGGCACGTTGCCGAAACTTCATATATTGGATTGCCTAGCGGTAAATACGATATTGAAGTTGACGAGTTCAAGCCTCTTACAGATTCGCCTTTCTTTATTGCCGTAGGAGATCAATCATGATTAAAGTAGACGTAATAGCATCTTTTGATAATCATAATCAAGAGTGGTTTGAAATTAATATTCCTCAAGAATATTTAGACAACGATAAAACTATCGTAAATTTTTTATTAAGACAGCTAGATAATGTTAGCGATCTTTACAAACTATCTCTTTGTTGGATATGTAATGAAGAAACCGTTAATAAATTTAGAGGTATTAAAGACAGTCTTAACCATAACGGAAAATATTATTTTACTAACGGAATGTTAGAGGAGTGTGTTTAATGAAGTATAAATTTAAAGAACGTAACAAGTTTAAACACATCAGACAAAATACTTTTGATATACCAACAGGGGAGCTAGAAACTCCCCTTACCAACGGAATTGAAGTATTAGAGTATCTAATGTCCGTAGCCAATAAAGAGCGTTATCAGTTCAAAGCCAGAGGGAGGGGAAGCCGTAAGGTGTATGGCAACAGTTACGACCTACCTATAGAGCATTCAGAAAAGATAGCTCTCTATCATGAGACTAGAGAACGTGTGGCATTTATGGAACATCAAGAAAGCAAAAGATCAAAGTCTGCTGGTAATATTAGTTGGCTATTAAGAGACATTAAAACAGCCATAACAAAACATAATAATAATTATGACAACGACCTAGAAATAGATCTAAAAACAGAGGAGAAAAGCTGATGGAAGATTTTGTAATAGATATACAAATTAATGTGCATGATACTGATATAGAAGATACGCAAATTAAAACTTTAACTGCGTCTGTTCTTGAAGATCAAACTTTAATAATGATTATGGAAGATGTTGCAAAACATTTAAACGAGGAGAAAAGCTAATGAATGATACTAGAGATAAACCTTGCATGAGCCATTACCCAGAGATTGACCACTATTGCGTTTTTAAAAAGCAGGGGTGCGAATACTATAAACCAGAGGAGGTGAACAAGTGAGTAAATTTACAATTAATATGGTAGAAAAACATTACGCAAAATTTGAAGTTGAAGCAGAAGATATAGAAACTGCAAAAGATATTCTTATGAGTGGAGTTGATGCTGAACTAGAACCCTTGAATGATGATATTGTAAGAATAGAAACACGACAAGACTATGAAGACGAGGACGTTGTAACAGAATATTATGATAATGAATGGGATGAAATAGGGAGGGTTTTCGTGTGAACAGATTTAAATTCGTCCAGGACATATTCTTTTACATAACTATAGCAATATTATTTATGGCCCTATTTATATTAATAGTTTTATTTTATTTACCGTATTTTTTAGGCAGAGCAATTTGGACAAGAATTGAAGATTGGCAAATGAGAGGAGAAAGATAATGACTGATTGGATAACAGAAGAACAACTTGAACAGGGAAGAGTGCAAGCAGAAGAAATATATAAAGAGTTTTTGCAAGACACTTACCCTCTTGAAGGGGAACAAACTTGGAACGAAATAGAAATAGACGGACAATATTTTGATATTGAATGTTGGGATGATGATATGAAAAAACCAAGAACTGAAACAACTTGTGCTATATATGCGGTATACCCGACAAATAATGGATGGCGAGAATGTGATGGTACGAAATGGATTCGCTTATTTACAAACGGGGAGAAAAGCTAATGAGTAACAAAAATAAAGAAATTTTCTTAAAAAACCATGATGATATTAGTGATGTTTATATGATGAAAGCTAAAAATACAGATGAT